CGATACCGCGTTCACCTCGACCGAATAGACGCCGGGAACGTTGGTGGCTGCGCCGGTAAGCAGAACGATAGACGTTGATCCATCAAGCAAGGTCACGCCAGAAGTCGCTACGGTGACCACCGAGATGATAAGCCGGTGCACATAGTCACCGACTGCGCCTGTGCCGCCGAGAACCTGCGCGGTCTGTGAGGCTGCAACGGTTTCGTATTGGAAACGATAGGGAAGATTGACGCCGCTCATAGTCTGCTGCTCCTAGATGATTTGTGGGTGGCCCACATGTCGTTGAGGGTTGCGGTGTTCTCGGGTCCGACCATCAGGGGTCGGTGCGTGTCAGGTGCCTTGACTCTCGGTTCGATGCGCCAGGCGACGGCCAGCATCCTCATGGCGTCGGCAGGATGCGAGGTCCAGTCATGTCTTGGCGTCTGCCTGAACGCCTTCTTGTCCTCGTCATACTCGCGCTGATACTGGCGCAGCGCCTCGATGCCATCGAAGCATCGATCGTCGAACCATGTTTGCGGGAGCATCTGGCGCACAGCTTGAATGCCGTCCTGAACGCCGAGGTCGGGGACGATCGCCATGTTGTTGATGCCCAGATGCTCGGCCATCTGCTCGATGATCGACTTGCCGCCCGAGGCGAGCGTCTTGGCGCGGGCGTCGTGCGGGAGGTAATGCTTGCCGTACTTGTAGGGCTTTGACCTGACCACCGCGCCAAGTTCGTTGATGTTGGCCCCGCTGACCGCGTAATAGTCCAAAACGTGGATCTCGTTGCGGATCACTTGGTAAAACCAGATCGCGGTGTCGTCCCGGTAGCCCAAGTCCCACGCCGTGTGAACCGGCACCTCGGGCTGGTAATCGACCTGACAGATCCGGCCTTCTTCGGTGGCCTCGCGCAGCTCCTCGCCGTAGAACGCCCCGAGGATAGCGGCCTCGAATGAGCACTCGTATTCCTGATCGTACTGGTCTTTGCTTAACTGGGCGCGGGCGGCAGACAGTTCGCTGTCAGGCAGCAAGCCCGACTTGCTGGCCGGGAGTTCCAGCAGGAACCATTCATCCTTGAGTCTGCTGGCGGTGGATCTGATGTCCCAGAACTGATTTTTGCCTTTCGGTGTGCCGCCAAACACGGCCCATCCCTGCCGGTCGGAGAGCGCGGGCCGGATGACGTTACCCCAGACGGAAGGCTTGAAGTCCCCGAATTCGTCCATGTAAATGCCGGAGAATCCCAAGCCCCGGATGGCGTCGGCATTGTCGGCGCCGAACAGCCGGATCTTTGAGCCGTTGACGAGCGTCACGGTGAGTTCGGCCTCGTTGCTGTCGGCTGCGATAGGCAACGAGTAGTGCTTGAGGTAGTCCCAGACGACCGACTTAGCCTGGCTGCGGAACGGGGCGACGAAGCCGAACAGCGGCATCGGGTCTTGAGATGTGATGGCAGCGCGAATGATGTCGTTGATCGCGGCGACGGTCTTCCCTGCACGACGGTGCGCGACGAGGCACGCCCATCTCTGCGTGCGGTTGTGGAATGACCTGAACGCTTTGCGGGGCGCATAGGGGATTTCTATTTCTCGGACTGCCATGTGATCTTGAGTTCTTGAGGGCCACCGTCAGCACCTGTGACCTCAGTTCTTGCCAGTTTCGGAACGTGATATTCAAGCAGGTCGGAGAAACACTTGAAGGCGGCTGCTGGCCCTTGATCGGCGGCGATCTCGTCAAGCCAGCCCTGCAAGCGGTCTGCGTTGCCGTCAACAAAGCGAGCGATGGCCTCTTTCGCGGCGATGGTCGTTTTGTTCTGCAATCCTTTGGGGCGACCAGCTCCGGGCCTTTTGTCTCCTTTTTTAAAATGGCCTGAGTTAGCAGTCACTTAGGTATCATCTTTTCGATTCGGCATACGTTTCATGGCCTCGGCAAGTCGTTTTCCTTTGTCGGCTTGGTTGTATTCCTTTGCAACCTTAACCGGCACGCCGACTTTCTTTGCGAACTTGGGGTCGTGAGCGGCGGCAGCCATCATGCGAGATTGAGCGGGGGAATGTGAGGGCATTATTTCAAGAACCTCAGTTTGTAGAGGGTTGAGTCCACTAGCGCGGCAATTTCGTCCACCAGATTCTGCAACTGGGTTTCTTCAGGCAAATGAGCGCGGTAATCTTTTACGAAGTCTTTGATCTTAGTCAAATACTTAACGGGATCGGTGTCGGTGTGAAACGTGTTTGGATAGTCGCGGATGACCTCGTAACAACCTTGATACGCCTCGGCCCAGGCATCTGTGAGGTCAATGATCTGGTGGTAATAGTCGTTGAGCGCGGAATGCACCGAAAACGATGGAGTTTGCAGGTGCATGAAATGGGCGTTGGTCCCGCTGTGGAACAGGACGGAAACGAAGGTTGCGGCATCTGCGTTAAAGGATTTCCCGGCCATTTATTGCCCCAATTCGCCAATAATTCCAGACTATTCTGAAATTTTGGAGTCGTCAAGTGCTGATTTACAGGCGCGGGACTGTTCAGCCATCAGGCGAACCGTGGTTATAGCGCCTTCCAAATCCCGGACGAGGGCGCGGCATCCTTTCCAGCCCGAGATGAAGAGGATCTGATCGGCGGTCTCTTTGCCTTTTGGCATTTTGACCTCAACGAGCCAAGTGATCCCGCCGAGGGATACAAGCAGGTCGGGAACGCCGCGGCCTAGACTGGCGAGGGATAGGACCGAGCATCCGAGCTTGCGAAAGGCGGCGACGATGGTGCTGTGGTTTGTGTCGGTACGGGCGGCTCTTCTCATTGAGAATCATTCCTATCTGTAAAGTGTCGGACAGGTGTCCGGGAAACAGGAAACCGGACATGTCCCCCCGGACACATGTCCGGGACAGACAGGGTCGGTTTTCCTAGGGGGTTGTCCTGTCTGTCCATGTCCGAAAACAGGGGGTAGGTGTCCTATTTGGCGCTTTCGGTGTCCGGTCCAGCAACGACAAAAAACACATTATTTTCGACCCGAATAAGGTTATTTTTCTGCGCCCAAGCGAGGGACCGGGACCATGCTTTTGCCTTCGTGTCGGCGGCTTTATCGGACCCGAGATCGGCAAAGAATGCCTTTTTAGCGTCTGCGACTGCGGCGCCCATTTGGGCTGCGCGAAGGAATTTGCCGTAATTGGAATCCTGCCTGGCGTTGACTGCGGCAACCAGCGCGTGCACTTGGTTGGTGTAAATGGCGGCAAGGGAGGTTACTTCGTCGCCATCCTCGTCGTGTTCAAGGACATGCCGGATGCATTGGAAATTGAGGTTTTCGATTTTGTCCCCGTCCTTTTGTTTCAAGCACTCCATTGTGGCGATCGGATCTTCTTTTTCCTTGAACACGCCGAACAGGAAGTCGAGATCGGCGATAAAGGCGCTGGAACCTCTGGGGCGCTCGTTGGTACTGTGGCCTGTGTGATGGATGAGGAGGACGGTGCAAGCGAACCGGGCGCGGATCTGTTCGCCCAGAGAGCGCAGGTAGCCTGCGGCCTCTTCTCTCTTGTTCTCGTCCCCGGCGAAGGTCTGGGAGAGGGTGTCGACGACTACCATTCTCGGCTCGATGCCCAGATCAATGATGGATTTCTGGACCGCGAGGACGCTGGCGGGGTCGCCGAGGTTGACTGCGACGGGGCAAACGTAGAAAGGGATGGCGCCGATCGCCAGTTTCCGGTCGAGGTGCCATGCGCGGATGCGGTTCCAGAGTCCGGCGCCGCCTTCGGCTGCGATGTAGACGACAGCACCTGCTCGGGTCTTGCGCTCGAGCCACGGGAGGCCGTGGGCCATGTGGAGGCCGAAATCAAGGGCGATGAATGATTTATAAGTGCCAGAGGCTCCAAAGAACATCCCGATCGCGTTGTCGGGAATAACGTGTTTGACCAGCCATTTCAGGCCGGAGGCGCGATCGCGGAGCTGGTCGAGGTTGAGGATCAGGCCATCGGCTTTGACGGGTTCGCTGAACCGGGCGAGCGTCATCGGGTTGACCCAACCGACCGCTTGGGCGCGGGAGAAAAGGGTCTTGATGGTCACGCCCGCCTGCCGGTTGCGCCCAAAGCTCACCCACTTAGCCCGCTGCGCCTTGTGATCGAACTTCGGGCTGGTCTGGGCCCAGTCCACCCAGACTTGGTAGGCGGCATCGCCCAGTCCGGTAGCGTGCAGGGCCATGCCCGCCTCGATCCATTGGTGATAGTCGTCGGAATCGAGGTGGGTGAGGGCGTCGGCGGCCTCGCGGAGCTGGACCGGGAGGGTAATGACGCCGAGGTTAGGGCCGGAGGGGGCGGCAGAGTCGCCCAGAGGTTCCACAAGCATCCGGGCGAGCCATACGGGGGCCTGTGCCGGCATGAACCCTTGAAGGATGTCCAGACCGTCGTCCCAAGCATATCGCCGCCCGGAATGGTGGATAGAGGGTTCTGCCACGATGTAGCCGTTGGCCTTGATGTCGATGCCGGGTCCGAGCTTGCCGCGAACGCGGGGGATAGCCGCGGGGTCGATTCGGACGAGGTAATGGCACCCGTTCCCGGTGCGCTGCGTGGGTGTTTCGGGCAGCTCGCCGTTCTCGGTGATGAGTTGCTCCCAGGTCAGGTGTCCCATGTTCCGGGTATCGACGTCAAGGGCCACGCAGCCCGAGTCGCCCATCGCCAGACCTATATTGGCCTGTGGCCATTTGGACCACCAGCCTCGGATCGTCATCTCGTCCGAGCTGGCGTCCTGTGCCCCGTGGGGGGTGAGGGGGTGCTTGGCGGGGGACCGGCAGTCCTTGTCCCCGCAGGAGCAGATCCCGCTTTTGATCGTGTGCAAGGGGAGGACGCGAAATCCTCGCTCCGCGTATTTGAGGGCAGCGTCGATCAGCACCTTCGGGTGGATCTCGATCACGGTGTTCGTCTCGTCAGTCATCAAGCAATTCCCAACCAAATTTGTTACGTTTAATCAACCCGGACTTGTTCAGAACTTTCAGATTGACCGGATGGCGTAATTTTCGCAACGCGGTAGCTTCAATCTGCCGAGCACGTTCGCGTGAGACATCCATCTTTTTACCAACCTCCTCATATGTTTCGTCATTTTGAAATCGGCTGATAAGAACATCTTTTTCACGCGGCCTGATTTTATTGAGCAGGTTGTCAACTAATTGATTGGTTTCGCGCTCCAGCAGATGGTCCTCGGGACTGGGCAGATACTCCATCTGGCTGCGCTGCTCGAGCAGGTGATGCACGAGATCCGCGTCAATTTCGCGCTCCCCGGAATTGCGGTTCAATTTGATCGTGAGCTGCTGTTCTGTCCAGAGGTCGGTGGGCGCGGCGCCAAGCACCTCCATCGCCATCTTTGCCTCTTTCGAGAACTCGCCGGAATCAAGCAGGGGGGCGACTCGCATGGATACCAGGGCGTTCATCCTGCCCGAAGACACCCCCATCGCACGCTCGAATGCCGCGACGGTCGGGTAGCCTTGCTCCTCGATGGCGTTGAGCAGGAGGTTGTTTCGGATGCTTACCTTAATTCTGAACGGTTTCATTTCCCCGCCTTCCTGTGCCGCTTCTCCTCGGCCTTGAATATGTCATCGACCACCACGACATTCCGACCCGCGAGGGCCAGCGTCGTAATCTTGCCCGCTCGGGCAAGTTTCCAAAGCCATTGCCGCGTGATGCCCAGTCGGGCAGCGGCAGCGTTCATTGATAAATACATGGTGCTTTTCCTTGTTGACAAGTTGCAAACGCGCACTCTAGACTACGCCTTGTCAAGTGTCAATTAAAGTATTTAAGGGGGGGGGTAAAATAATTGTTGACATGATGCAAATAGTCCATTATCGTCCGTTCTGTACCAGCAGCACCCAACCAACCGATCAGGAGAAAAAAATGAAACAGGCAAAGCGCAAGATTGAAAACAGTCAGGAGATTGTCCGGCGGCAGTACGCCGCTGCCGTCCGCCGTGGAGACATGGATGCGGTGGTGCGCTTAGGCGCGTTGTGGACGTTGTTTTCAAAGCGGTTGCGGAAGATTGACGCGAGGTCGCAAGCATGACCGCCGAGCGTTGCATGTGCGGGGCGACAGACTGCGCGGTTTGCGGTCCCTTGCAGGGCTATTCGCTTAAGCAGCCCACGCCGCGTCATTACGAGCTGGCGCTTGATGAGGTGGTCGATAGCATCCTTGAGTACGGCCAATGGCCCACAAGCGGTCGGGCGCAGTTCGACCTGTACGATTTTTTGGACGAACACCGCGATCCATCTTATGCGGCCGAGATGTACGTTGCATCCCTTAGCAGCAACATGTACG